ATGGAAGCAATTCTTGAGTATTGTGAACGTCACGAAATGGAGCCTGATTCTATTGCTCCACTTATCTCAAAACCCCTAAAAGAAAAGATTGAAGCAGATGCAAGAGAGTTAAATTTCTTGCCTAGAGTAGCAACCCTACCAATTTGAGGTGAATGATGGAAGCATTTGATGCTTATCAAATGTATCTTGGACTAAAGTTACACTTTACGTCTGATTATGATTATACAAGATATGGTGGCAAGACAAGTGCCTCTAAGTCTTCTTTTATCAAACGTAAAGACCGAAACTTCTTTGCTCGTGTTGCAAGGAAGTATGGTGAGTCTACAGAAGATTACTTTGTCAGTAACTTTGTGTCTACCCCCAAAGGTTGGTTAGGTGAGTTTAATGAAACCAATTACAACAACTGGATAAAAAGAAAACAGTCTCTAACCTACAACTTCATTCAAGATATGTCTTTAATTTTTTCACAAGTTGAAGATTTTAATTCAATTTTCTCTTGCAAAAAAGGACAACATCCTGTATTATTAAGAAACTACCTCGCAAAAAGAATCAACCTAGAGACTATGGTTATTCTGCAAGGATTAGTTGGGTATGTTAAGCAATTTGATAAGGAACTTAAAGATGATTTAGTATGGCCTGACAATAGACGATTAGTCGTCAAATACGGTGCATTTCTTAGTTACGACAAAGAGAAATGCAAGGTGCAACTTCTCAAACTTATTAAGGAGACATTCTGATGGAGTCGGTAGACCAGAATGACCTAGTTCGTGAAAGAGATTTTTATCGTGCAAAAAACGAAGAGTTGATTGCTCGTGTTAAGTCTCTAGAGTTTGATAATGCAGAGTTGGTCAAACGTGACCAAGACCTCTCTAAACGCATTAGTGAACTTGCGAACAAGGGTGCGAACTTTCGCCCACGTCCTCGTAGGCATTAAAACACATCACCTAAGCAAGTGTTAAAACTGCTTACTTGAGGTTAATATGAAATATAAACAAACAGGTGTAAATAGTTGGATTGTTGAAGTTCAACAAGACGGCAAAACAAAAGAACTATATATTGAATTCCCCCCAGATTGTATCAATCAAGTTGGATGGGATGTAGGCGATACTGTTTTATGGGAAGAGTTACCAAACGGTAATTGGAGTTTGAAAAAGAAAGAAGATGATGGAAACAAATAAGGAAGTAAAACAAATGCTAACAACTGCAAGGTTGATTAGTTACAGTCAAACTGATAAAGATTCTTTAGTAGTCGGTGAAGATATTCAAGAACTGATTGCATATTGTGCTCGTGTATCAAATCCTGCTAACCAAGCAAACCATGAAACTTCTGAGAAACTTATCAAGTATCTAGTCAAACACAAACACTGGAGTCCATTAGAAATGGTCAGTGCTTGTATCGAAATCGAAACAACTCGTGATATTGCACACCAGATTGTGCGTCATCGTTCTTTCTCTTTCCAAGAGTTTAGTCAACGATATGCAGAACCCTCTGCAATGGGTAATGAATTTACAGTTAGAGAGTGTCGTTTACAAGACACAAAAAATCGACAGAACTCTATCGAAATTGAGAATGACCCATCTATTCAACAAGACCCAAAGACTGTTGAAATCATTACTGATTGGCAACGTAAACAACACGGTATTATCAATCAGGCAAAACAAGTATATGAATGGGCAATTGCAAATGGTATTGCAAAAGAACAGGCTCGTGCAGTTTTACCAGAAGGATTGACAAAGACACGTTTGTATATGAACGGAACATTGCGTTCATGGGTTCACTATATTGAGTTACGTTCTGAGAACGGAACCCAGAAAGAACACATGCAAGTAGCACAAGCATGTGCAAAGGAGATTGCTAAAATCTTCCCACTAATGGAGAAATTGTAATGCACAAATTTAGTTATGAAAATACTTATCCAGACCAACTGCCAGTTACGGTTGAGTTTACTATTCCTAGTGATGCAAGTCTGGATGATATGTGTCAAGAGTTTACCAATTATCTAAGGGCGATTGGTTTTCATATTCCAGAAGGAAAATCTCTTGACTTTGTTCCCGAAGATGGGTATAGTAGTAAAGGTTGGGATTCATTTGAACCAGATGTAACTGAAGATTTTGAACCTCGTAAAAAATTATGGGATGCAACACCACAAGAGTGGAATAATGCATATCAGAATGTAACGGTGAAATATAAAGAACATGACTAGAGTATTCGTTTTAGGTAACGGAGAATCCAGAAATAAAGTTGATGTTAATGGACTTTATCATACTGGTAAAGTGTATGCTTGTAATGCTGCATATCGTGATGTTGCAAACATAGATGGACTCATCTGTGTTGATGGGGGAATGATTCATGAAGTATATTCTTCTGGTTATTGTTCTAACAACAAGTCATACTTTAGAGGATGGACTAAGTTGCCTGAAATGATGTATTCAGATTTTGTTAATTTGGATGCAATGATGGGATGGGGTGAAGGACTTAAAACTGAAAACGAAAAGGGTAGTAGAACTCAGTTTGTTTTCAATGGAACTGACCCCAATCAAATCAAACGACACTATGATATGATTGTTAAGAAACATAATATCACAGATGAATATGACCAACTAGAATTGCGTCAACTTATGGGGAACCATCAACAGTGGGTAACATGGGTTGAAGATGAGGACTGTGTAGAACAAATCCCTGTAGAAATAGAGGGATGGAGTGCAGGCCCCATCGCAGTAAGGATTGCTATCGAAAAGGAAAATCCCACAGATGTATTTCTGATTGGATTTGACATGGGTAGTAATGATGGTATGGTAAACAATATCTATAAAGGAACTTCTAATTACGTCACACAAGACGCACCAGAAACCTTTGCTGGAAATTGGATACAACAACATGCCAAGAACTTTGCAGATTTTCCTAATGTGAAATTCTGGAGAGTAACACCTTTTCCACTTGGAACTGACCAGACAAGTCAGTTTATTGAAGAGTGGAGAGACTATAACAACGTTGAGTATATAGAACAAGAAAGTTTACATTTAGTTCTTGACTATAACGTAATGTTGTGATAGTATAAATAACAATATATGATGTATAAAGTGAAATACTTAAACATACGAAAACATATCTAAACATAGGAGAAAAATATGTCTATTTCAGCACTACGCAACCAGAACTCTCTGGATAAATTGCTACAACAAGTCCAAAAGGACGAATCCCCAGCAACCGAAAAGAAGTCATACGTTGATGAACGACTTTGGAAACCCAATGTTGACAAGGCAGGTAACGGTTACGCAGTAATTAGGTTTCTGCCTGCACCAGAAGGTGAGGAGTTGCCATGGGTTCGTGTTTGGAACCATGCATTCCAAGGGCCAACAGGTCAGTGGTATATTGAGAACTCTCTGACTACTCTTAATCAGAAAGACCCTGTATCTGAGTATAACACTCAGTTGTGGAACTCTGGTGTCGAGTCAGACAAAGAGATTGCTCGTAAACAAAAACGTAAACTGAAGTATTACTCAAACATTTATGTTGTGAGTGACCCTTCTAACCCAGAAAACGAAGGAAAGATTTTCCTCTATGCATATGGAAAGAAAATCTTTGACAAGTTGATGGAGGCGATGCAGCCTGCGTTTGAAGACGAAACTCCAATCAATCCATTTGATTTTTGGCAAGGTGCGAACTTCAAATTGAAGATTCGTAAGGTAGATGGTTACTGGAATTATGATAAGTCAGAGTTTGAAAGTGTATCTGCACTGAAGACTTCTGATGAAGAACTTGAATCCATCTACAAAGGTGAATACTCTCTGCAAGAGTTTATGGCACCTTCAAACTTCAAGTCATATGATGAATTGAAGTCACGTTTGGATGCAGTTCTAACAGGTTCAGTTGTAACAGGTAAGACTGCGGCTCAGATGGTAGAAGAGGAAGAAGTTCCTGCTCCTACATTCAAATCTGAACCAACACCTCAACCAGCAAGTGTAGGTGATGATGAAGATGACGCAATGTCATATTTTGAGAAACTTGCTAACGAATAAGGTATACTAGGTAGAATATCCTTGGTGGCAGAATTAGATTCGCACCGAAAAGACTAGGAAGAAGCAAGACGAAGGGAG